GTGTTCGGGCGGAAAGTATTCCCGCCGTTTATCAAACACGTTATAAGGATTTGGCTCTTTAATATTCAAGCAGCGTGATCCTCATAATGCACAGTCATACCAAACGGACCCTCTAGGTGTCTGTCATGATTGCTATGAACTAAAAATATTGTATCGCAATAGTCAGGATCGCCCCAACTATCCCAAGCATATCCGTCTGTAAACATAATGAATTTCTTAGGAACAATATCTTCTTCTTTCATATAATGCCAGTTAGCCATAAAATCAGTGCCACCACCGCCTACAACTTCGTACTCAGTAATTTCACGTCCGTCATCGGCACTAAAGTCGTCTTCATTATATACTTTAGTATCAAAGCACCATATTTTAATTTTATAATCTTTAAATTCGTCCATAATGCCTTTTACTTCACTTAAGAAGTCAGCAGCTTGCTCGTTTCCGATCGAACCGCTCATATCAATACTAATGCACAGTTCGCATGTATCTAAAAAGTCTTGTCCTGGAAGAATAGCACCAGTATGCATACTCTTACGATTAGGACGAGCAAATGTAAAGTCATTTTTAATCGTAGATTGTATTTGCTGACGGATTAGTTCACGCCAGTTCATTTTAGGCTCTGTAAGCTCTTTGATCATACGTGCAACGCCTGCAGGAACATTACCAGCACCAGCAGTTTGCGCAGCATTAATCATTGCTTCTTTCATTTCATCACGGATTTGATCTAATTCTTCTTTAGAATAGCTAGGACGTCCGCCGCTCTTACCACCGTCTTTGCCTTCGTCGTCGCCGTCTCCGTCACCATCGTCGCCTTCGCTCCAGTCATAGTGTTCGTCTAGCATTTCTCCTAGTTGATCTAAGAACTCTTCACCGTTCTTTTTAGCTTCGTTAAACAAATCATCATATACTTCTTCTGACATCCAGTCACGGTATTTAAAGTCTTGGAAACAGTCAACTAGTTTAGGAATAGTACCAATACGCTGATCTACTAGCATATTGTTTACAATATAATCCGCAGCGATATTGTACAGCATCGGATTACGGTCTTCACGGCGTGTTAAGTGATCAAATACGCAGTGTAGGATTTCGTGTGCAATAACAAATTCAATTTCTTTATTATCCATAGCATTAAAGAATTGTGTATTATAATACAAGTTACGACCATCTGTAGCAGCAGTCATACACCAGTCATCACATGCTTGGATTTTTAAACGTGTAGCTAGATTACCAAAGAACGGATGGCGCAATAATAAACCAACTCTTGCAGTAATAATACGATCTACTACAATAGCGTTCATTTCTTTTAGCTCATCTGCGGTAAGGTCCGGATCAGGTGACCAGTTTTTAAGTTTAGTTTGCGTTTTTTTAGCAGACATCTTAATTGTAACAATATCAGTAAAGTCTAGCATGTACCATCTCCGTTTGTTATAATACTAATATAACACATCTTGTGCAAATGTCAAGAGAAAGTGGACCAAAATATGGCCCACTTTCCTTATTATTAGCTACCTTGAGCAGCTTTAATATACTTTCCGTAACGATCGTGGAATTCGTCGAAACATTCGACAGCATCCGGATCAATTGGCAAGCTATATTGAGTAAGAGCAAGTTTGATACCCATAACAACCATTTCGGTGTCAAAGTTATCCATTGAGAAACGTAAGAAATTATTGACCATATTGTCGAACTTCTTATTGTTTGCATCACTTGCTTCTTTGAGCTCATAACATAATGATACGGTTAAGGAATACATTGCACTGATTTCCGTAGCCTTGAGCTCTTTTACCTTACCTTCCAGAATGTCTGTTGGGTTAGGCATATTAGCAGCAACTTTACGGTGAGCCATAAATTTTACTGCCAATCCTTCTCCTACTGAACCTGATACTAAATCAGTTGTAGTAGATTCTTCGTCTTCGTCTTCTAGTAGCTCAGACACAAACGACCAACTACGTGGTGTTGCAAATGCTCTGCTAGGAGAACGTGGATCAAAGTTATAAAGGTCTTGCTTTGCAAATTGCAAGTAACCTACAACGTCTGAGTGTTGATTATTATCAACTGCCCAGCCAAACCAATCTTCAAATACTACTGCAAGTTCTAAGTGAACAAAGCGATTTGACAACGGAGCAGGCATACGATATGTAACACCTTTGTCCGCTTCTCGATTACCAGCTGCAATAATAATTACGTTATCTGGTAATTTGTATTGTCCGACACGACGATTTAGAATTAATTGATATGCTGCTGCCTGTACAGCAGGCGCTGCTGAGTTCATCTCATCAAAGAATACTACAATATTATCATATTGCGCAGCAAATTCTTCGTCTGGTAACTCTTCTGGCGCACCCCATGTCATTTTTTCTGTTTTAGGATTAAAATGTGGGATACCTTTGATATCAGTTGGGTCCCAAAGACTTAACCGGATATCAATTAAATGTGAATTAGGTAGAGTATCTGTAACTTGAGCTACGATGTCCGACTTACCAATACCTGGAGGTCCCCAAAGGAAGATTGGACGTTTTTTCTTCATAGCACGTAGGATAGCGCTTTTAGCTTTGTTAGGTCCTACTGTTCTTAACATCTCTGACATGTTGTATTCCTCTCATATGTTTCAGTGCATACAAGTAATATAACATCTATACAGAGTTTGTCAACCTTTTTCTCTGTTCATTGCCTTAATTAAACCATATTTTCTTATATCACCAGAGAAAAGAGTTAGTTCGACTGCTTTCTTTTCGTTCGTTACTGTAATGCTACGATTGGTAAGATAGTATGGACAGTCAATAAACTGATCTAAAAAGATAATAACTTGTGTAGTTAGTGGCATTTCAGGAGGATAAGGTATATCGTATGTAGCCAATTCGATCTGTTTAACTATGTCATATCCTGCTTCAGTTAATCTAAGCCCACCGTTGTCTTTTTCTCTAGTATTTTGCCACCATAGAGGCATGTACTGCTTCACAGTAGTATCATCACTTGATTTATCAAGTTGTTTTAGAAAAATTTTAGTGTAAGTTTCTTTCCAGTTCATTCTTCAACTACTACATTACCTTCAGTTAACACATGTACAGCAAAATCATCCGACTTAAACATGTCGTTTAGTCTTTTTGCTAGGTTATGTGCATGTCCTGGGTTAGAAAAGCTTGTTTTCTTATATTTAGGACCTGGGTAATTAGTAAGTATGTTTGAACTTTTAAGATTGAATGGCTTGCCTCTATAAAAGACAGCCCAAATAGCTTCAGCCTCAAGAATTTGTTCACACTTGTATGTAACATTGTCAGTGTGTTCCAAAATAATTGTAGGCTTAGGTCTACTCATAGTATCATCCTTCTCGGCGTCAATACTATTTAGCAGTTCTTCACTTAATTCAATTGTTAAAGCCTGTGCCACCATCTAATCGTACCTCTATTACTTCGTCTGTTTGTGTAGAAGTATTTACTAAAAGCTTTTCTAGGTCCGCAGTTAATCTGGATGATATAATACCCAGCGTAAAGGCAAGATTTTTAGCTTGTGCAATAGGTATTCTTACCTCACGCTGATTAGTATTATCAGCAGCCTTTACTTGCTGTATAAACTGCTGAATAGGTATGGTGTTTATAGGATCACTTTGCATTCCAAAGTGCTTCTTTCATTTGTGATTCTGTTTTAAAAGGTCCTTTAGATTCGTAACGTTCAATTGTTACTAACTTAGGACAAAAAGACTTTACCCAGCCTTTTTCAAATTTAATTACATAATAACCTGCGCAATACAGGCTTTTAGATTTATCACTCTTTGTAAATAACGGTAAGCTTTGCTTAACATTAAACATTGTATTATAAGGACGCACACTACACGGATATCCGTGTACTTCTAACACTTCTTCTGTACCATCAGAAACAGTAATAGAGTTTCTAAGATCAATACCTAAGTCTGTTTTAATTTGTTTTTTATTAGTAAAAAACTGTGTACCTTTTTTACCTGAGAACACAAACTTTTCCTCGTCAAATGCTAAAGTACCAATATTTTCACCTTGATCTTCAACAATCCAAAATTTGTCTTCTAGTAGTGTTTTTAGTTTCATTATTTAATATACCTTGCTTGTAGAGGTTCGGCAAATGATGCTGCTTGATCAGCTACACGTTGCATATCCCACTTTGCACAAAACTTCATGAGTCTCATACCTACTTGTGTAATATTTTTACTTTCTACATTGTTAATTTCTTCGTTAATGATTGCTCTAATGTCTGCGGGTTGTGCAGTTAAGTCACAAAGTGTAACATTGCGTGTATAGTCATCTAGTACACGATGTTCTACACCTTCATGATCTACCCAACGCTGTAACATCATGTTATTCCAGTTAAAGCCTTTGTCGTTCTTATCAGCAAATGCTTCTTGTAGGCCTACTTTGTTCTTAGTGCCTTTTTTACGTACACCTGG